CAATTGATGCCACGGCCATGACGTTTGCTTCGTGACCAGCACGCTCAGCGCCGACTGGTATCTGGCGGCCCGCGAACGTTGCCACGCCCTGGCCGTCGAGATAGTGCGGCTCGATCACCTCGCCGACGCCTTCGAGTCCGCGGGCCAGTACACACGGGCCGACCAGGTGCGTTTCGATCGCGAGAGTGTGCGCGAAGATCGCTCGAAATTGTTGCGCGAAGTGTGGCGAAAACGACGCGTTTCCGCGCCACCACGGCGGCCTGTTCGTGCATGACTCGCGGCGTACCGCACTCGCCCGAGTTGCGCGCCCAGGTCGTCGCCGCGATCATCGCTGGCTCGACGGTTGCCGAGGCGGCCCAACGGTTCGGATTGAGCAAGCAGACCGTCTCCGAGTGGCTTCAGACCGATGAGATTCGGACGGTTCGGACAACGCGCGAGCGCACGCCCGAAGTGCTGGAGGCGATGATCTTTGACCTGGTCGCCGAGCACATCACGACGATTCGCGCTCAACTTCAAGCGACCGCCTCCGCTGCCTACGTACAAGGGCAATCCGCCGGAGACATTGCCGCGCTACTGGGGACCGAGCGGGACACGCTCATTCGACTTCTCGCCGGATTCCGCCCAGTCGACGCAGAGCAGCCCGAGCTCACTGGCGCTGCCGACGCCGCACCCGGCGCAGCAGACGATGATCCGTGAGGCCCAGCGCTTCAACGTCGCCGCCTGCGGTCGCCAGATCGGCAAGACCACGCTCGGAATCGACCGTCTTGCACGCGCAGCTGCAAATGGGCAGCCTACGGCCTGGTTCGCGCCGACCTACAAGTACCTCGAGCAGGTGTGGCGCGCCCTGCGCCGTGCGCTCGAGCCGGTGACCACCGGCAAATCGGAGCAGCAGCACCACTTGGACCTGCACGGCGGTGGCAGCGTTGACTGCTGGTCGCTCGACGACGAGGACGCCGGCCGCGGTCGCCGCTACGGATTGGTGGTGGTCGACGAGGCGGCCATGGTGCGCAATCTGGAGGACGTGTGGCAGGCCAGCCTGCGCCCGACGCTGAGCGTGCTCGAGGGCGGCGCGTGGTTCCTGTCCACGCCCAAGGGGCTGAACTTCTTCCACCGGTTGTACCAGCTCGGCCAGGACAAACTCGAGCTTGACTGGCGCTCGTGGCAGATGCCCTCGGCGGCGTCGCCGTACATCAAGCCCGAGGAGCTCGAGGCGGCGCGTCGCGCCATGCCCGAGCGGGTGTACGCCCAGGAGTTCCTGGCCCAGTTCCTCGAGGTGGAGGGGGCTGGTGTCTTCCGTGGCGTGCAGGCCGTGGCGCGGCTGGAGCCGTCACCCCCGCAGCGTGGCCACACGTACGTCATCGGCTGCGACTGGGCGCGCTCCAACGACTTCACCGTGTTTTCCATCGTCGATGCCAGCACGTACGAGCAGGTGGCCATGGACCGCTTCACCCAGATCGACTTCGAGTTCCAGACCGAGAGGCTGCACCGCTGGGCGGACCTGTACCAGCCGCGCGTCATCCTCGCCGAGGCGAACGCCCTGGGCCAACCGCTCGTCGAGCGCTTGCAGCAGGGCTATGGCCGGCTGTATGGCGACAGCAGGCGCCCGCTACCGGTACAGCCGTGGTGGTCGACGAATGCGACGAAGGCCGCGATTGTCCAGGGGCTGAGCGTGGCCATCGAGAACGGCGACCTGGCGCTGCTGGACGACACGGTCCAGACCGGCGAGCTCCAGGCGTACGAGGTCGAAAGATTGCCGTCAGGCATGCTCAGGTACGGCGCGCCGTCGGGCCAGCACGACGACACGGTGATTGCGCTCGCGTTGGCGTGGGCCGCGGCGAGCGTCGAGTCTCAGACCACGCGCTCGAGCTACGCGTTCAGCCGATAGTTACCTAGCTTCGGTAATAGGGGTCGACGTACGTGCCATTGTCCCGGGAGTAGCCACTCACGTAGTTGGTACGTGGTTGTCCCGTGGTGTCCGAGACCTGGCCATAGCAGCTGTACCCCGAGCAGGACGATGAGGCTGGGTAGGAGCTGTAGGGCGATGGCTGCGGAATGTAGTCGTAGGACGATCCTCCGATGTACGGACCGGGCTGCGAGCCGCCGATGTATGGAATACCGGAGGCCGCGGCGGGCGTCGCGCCGACGACTGCAACGAGCGCGCTGGCGCTAAGGACAACGCCGATCGTGCGGCGAAGATACGATCGAATGTGCATAGCGAAGATTCCCCTTCGTTGTGCTTGGTGACTCGGCCCGTTGCGCGGGCCGGGCCGCCGACTATACCCCACGCCAGAGGAGCGTGGTGGTGGAGTCCGCGTGTCGGCGTGGTTACGACCGCGGGTGCTAGTTACGCCTTGTCGCTTGAGGTCGAGGCTGAGCGAGTCGTTGGCTGGGTCGGTTGTGCGGTCGTTCGGTTCTTCGGTTGATCCTTGGGGTAGATGCCGGCATTGCGCTGGACCTGGGCGGTGCGCTCCTCGTCGAGCGTCTTCTGCTCAGCCTCGAGCTCTTCGGCCGTTTTCGGCACGCCGGCAATACGATTCATGGTCTCTTCGGGCGTCTGGCGCCGCGGTTCTGATGTCGTCATGCCGCTCACTACCGCACACTTGATGCCGTGAAATATTCGCGTCGATGTTTCACGGCGTTACACTGCGCCCAGGACCGTGGCTAGCGACCCGCCCAGCGCTCACTACCTCTCGGAGCTGCAGACCGAGATGTACGACCGCTACCGCCGCGACGACGTCCAGATCGACTCGATGCGCGCCCAGCGGGAGATGCGCATCCCCGCGATGATGGGCGCCGACGAGAAGTACACCCTCGTCAACGTCGACCCACGCGACCCGGACGTGAGCGAGGAAGCCTTCCAGCAGACGGCCATGTTGACCCTCGAGCGCCCGCGATTGCACCTGGACGGTGGCGAGTCGGACACGGCACAAACGGCGGCGTCCCAGCGTGAGCACTGGACCGAGGAGACGCTCTGGCACTGCGGCTCGAGGACGCCCGGCTCAGACACCATGACGTTCGCTACCGACGCGGCGCTGAATGACGGTGGTGCCTGGACAAAAATCCTGTTCCTGCCCGACGCCTGGGACAAACGCTACGCCTACCCGGTGCCGAATCCTGGCGAGTCAGCCGAGGCGTGGGCGCACTACGACAAGGCCACCGAAGAGGTCAAGAAGGCGTGTGGCCCGCCGTTCGCCTGGGAGTTCTGCGACGCCCGCGCGATCTACCCGGACTACATGGGCGGCAGGATCGCCGAGGTGCTCGAGGTCACCGACCGCCCGGTACGCACCACGTTCCGCCGCTACCGGTTAGGCGTCGACGACGAGGGCAACATCGTGCCCGAGGACATGGGCCAGTCCCAGGCCTCGAGCAACTACGGCGCCAACCAACGCCCGATCCTGCCGACGTCGATCACGATGATCGAGCACTGGGACGAGACCTGGGCGTCCTGGGCCGTGACCGGCACCAACTACAAGGCTGAGCCCACCGGCGCGATCGTCAAGCAGTTCAAGCACAACTACGGGTTTATCCCCTACGACTTCGCGCCAGGCTTGTGGATGAACCACTGGCGCAACCGCAAGGTCGGCTGGGGGGTGTCGCAGACCAAGCTATGGCTAGTCCAATATCGCCAATATTTGAGGGCGATGCATGCCCAGTACGTCGCTCGAGACCTACTCTCACCCCTGGTCACCTACGGCGACAGTACCGCGGCGCCGGTCATCGGCGATGATGGCAAGCCCCGCGACCGCGATCCGGGTCCGCTGCCGGGCGAGGTGATCAACCTGGGGCCTGGCCGCCAGCTCGCGCGCATCCAGTACCCCGACGCCGCGACGCTGGAAAAGCACATGCAGCTGATCGACAACGCCATCCGCGAGCTCGAGTCGCCGCGGGTGACCACGCTCAGCGGCATGGAGGGCGCCGGCTTCGCCATCAGCCAGGTGCTCTCCTACAGTCGCACTCGCGTGGGGCCGATCGTCAACAATCTGCAGGCGCTGCTCGGCCGCCAGTCGGAAAAACTCTGGGACCTGGCGCAGAACAAGGTCAAAGAGAAAATCTGGGTCGGCTACACCGGCCAGGACACCAAGGGCGGCAGCGGCTACATCGGCCTGGGGCCCGACGACTTCGCACGGCCGGTCAAGGTGCGCTGGGAGGTGCAGCAGGAGCTGCCCACCGACGACCTGATCAAAGCGCGCTACGCCCACGAGCGCCTACAGGCCGGCACGTGGGGCAGCGACGAGGCGGTCGACT